CTCTAGGAATTTGTTGATGTTCATTTTAGCTCTTTGAATGTTCGGTATTTCGTATAGAAGGGCAGAGGCTTGGAAAACTTCTTGACCTGTTTCGTATCTACGTTGTAGAAGGCAATGAGTTTACACTTGTCATCACTAACGTAGTAGATGTGATTAGAAACCTTCTGGCTCCAATCCTTAGTGGTTTCTTGGAGAACTTTCACTTCTTCATCCAAGTACGTGCTGCGGCAGGAACTTTCTTTTTAGTCTCGATGACCTGAACATGACCACCACGTTTGAGAAAAGCCTTCAGTTGCTTTTCAGTTTCGGCACGGATCTCAGCTTTGCTTTTGTAAACAACAGTCATTTTCAACTCCTCATTAAATAAAATCGTACGCAGTTTCGGCACCAACTCGAGAGATGATTATACCGCATTGCACTTTAGAAAGCAACTCAGTTTCGAGTTTAATTGCATCAGGGATAGAGCACTCAACGAAGAGAGTACCGCATGTAAAACATGCAGTGACATTACCCAGAGTCTCAGCCACAACACCCAGAACCTTCTTTTCGAATCCCATTTTGTTACCTTTCTCAATCACAATAGAGTTATTATACAGTAATCTTGCAAAAAGACAACAACTAAATGACAAAACCCTACAACCCTGAGGGGATTGTAAGGTGTTGATTCTACAGGGATTTTAGGGAGCTAGAAGCCTCTAGGATAGAGGGCTAGCAGGGAGGCTTTAGCCTGTGAAGACGGAGCCTGCAGGGGCGATCTGGATACCAGAACCGAAAAGACGACTGTATTCGTTGCGCATGGCGTCCGCTGGCTCACCTTCGGAGGCGATGGCAGACTTATACAGGTAAGGTTTTCCAGAGACATAAGGCATGTATGGAGCGAGTCCAACTCCGATACCATTCTCAGTTTGTTGTAGCATGATGCTGGCTGGAGTGTCCAAGTGATAACCTTCTGCTGAACCAGAAGTCACATCAGCAATAAGTTCTTCACCACTGATCAGCTTAAATACTTTAATTGTCATTTCATTCCTCGATAACAAGTTGTTCAATAAAATCTGCTGCAAGATTTTGATCCATGAAAAAGTTCACGCTAGATCTATCCATGTCAAAACAATGCTGACTCACTACCATAATCTGTTTGTTTTTATAAACAGATACCTTGAGTATCCAACAGCCACGCAGAACGGTGACGAAGGAGATTAAGTTGGGTGAGAGTCTTGCTTTCATACCTAATATTTAGGTACGATTACGTCTCCAGTAGAAATCAAAGGCATTATAATTTGTTTTAATGATCATATCATAAACTGCCATTCTATCTAAATATGCGTCTTTCATCACTGTAGCTGCTGTAGCTGGTTTAACTTCAACATTGGCGTCAGTTTCACCATACTCACTAACAACAGTCATATCATTCTTACGTGCGATATGTTTCATTACTTGGTTCTCAGTGAGACAGTGCATGAACACTTCGGTGATTCCCTGAGTGCGTAACCAAGTCACAGCACGATCAAACATCTGCTGAGCCAGCCCATGACCACGATATTCTTTATCAACTGAACAACCAAGTTCAGCGTCACCATTCTTAACTGCTGCATGACAGGCAGCAATAATTCTATCATCTTCCTCGCATCCGAACCACTTAGACTCATCATCGAAAGAAGAATGCACATAATGTTCAATGAAGTAATCTGAGACCATAGCGCCGAATCTTAGTCGGCGATCTTCTCCCTGTAGCGATGTAAGATGTGCTACAAGTTTGTCTTCATCTAATTGGGATAATTTTCTTGGTATCATAATGCTAAAAGGGGACTTACGTCCCCTGTCATTTAGTCTTGTAGAAATTGCTTTTCAGTCTTAGACTTTACTGGAACCTTTTTAGCTTTTTGCTCTTCTGGCACCAATTTGTCCAAAGCGATCTTCAAGATGCCATTGAACAACTCAGCGTCCTTAACTTCATAAGAATCACCGATAGCCCACGCACGAGTGAACGCACGGTTGGCGATACCTTTGAACAAGTAGTCAGCAGTAGCATCAACATCAGTAGACTGAGTGTTACCTTTAACGATTAGCTTACCACCGTCAATTGTTACGTCGATTTCGTTTGTGGCGAAACCAGCTACAGCAATCTCGATTGTGTAAGTGTTACCGTCTTTACGGACATTGAATGGAGGATAATTTGGGATGTCTTTAGTCAAGTCATCATGCAGTGCTTGCATGCGTTTGAATTGGTCATCGAAACCGACAAATACTTTGTCGAAGTCTTTGAAAAGGTCTTGGCTAAAAAATGCAGGTACGAATTGTTTCGTCATTTGAGTTTCTCCTATTAAGCGAGTTAGTGATAAAAATTGTCTCCCCGAAGGCAAGACATTGCTGGTTACTTTATCCAGCGACAACTACGAGTGTCAGTGCAATTGCTCGGACGCCTGTTACCGTGACGACTAACGTGCCCTAAGGTGGGTCTGGTTAAGCAGCTGGAGTTTCAGCAGCTTGAGTTTGTGCAACAGCTTGTGGATCACCTTGCTGTTTGATCTTAACGATCAATTGTGCGATCTCATCAAATGGGTGTTTGCCCAAAGAACGAAGAATAGTATTCACTTCTTCAACAGTCAATTCAAGTTTAATCATTTTGTTTTCTTTCCTATGTTATATTTTGGAACCAATTCCCACTGGTCTTTTTCTTTATAAGAGACCACCTTAATTTGAGACAACGAAGCCTTTTGATCAGCTTGCGTAGTATTTAGGATCTTTAACAGCTCCCAGTCCTGTAGCAAACTAGCAATTGCGTTGCGTCTCTCGATATCACCAGCAGTGATATTCGATTCTTTGCCATCTAGTGCAAACAATTCCTTGAAATGCACGATGAAGTATCTACCTTGCTTATGTAAGATGTGGCAAGATTGATACAATTTTTGTTCTTTTCTGGATGCGATCCCGATTCGGGTCAATGTCTCACGAACCTTCAGGAATGCATCTGGTTCAGGTAAAGTCACCTCGAGCATAGACTCAGGAGTCCAGTCGTAATAAATCACTTCAACAGTCATGATTTTCCACCTTTGTATAATTTTTCTTTTATCATAATCAAGTGTTCATCGGAAAGGACACTCAGTGCCTCTTTCGCCTTTTCGCTTGAATACCCATAGTACTCTTTTACGAGTTCCAAAGAAGATGATTCAGCATCGGCTTTTGCCCATTTGCTGAAACGTCGCTTCTTCGAAATAGTATTTAGGAAAAAAGAAAATTGCCAGTCAGCTGGGCAATCGTGATGTTGGTTCATCGTATTTGCCTGCATAACTGTATCGGGGAAATATCCCAAGGCTCGGTTCACAATAAACTTTACCTTGTTATAGTCTTTAACTGCGTCTGGATCTCCTGCTAGTAAATCAACTTTAGTTTCGTTGATGGCTTTAACATAATCGAATGGACTCATTTAGCAAATCCAACTTCCTTAAGATTCTCTGGAGTTGCAGCGAATCGTTTTTCTGGATATCGTTTAGCCAATGCGTCTTCCAACTCTTTACGAGTCGCAGCCTGTGCCATAAACTCATCTGTCTCTTTATTGAAGACGTAGTATACACCACTATGGAGTTCAATTTTGATGTTGATTAAGTCTTTAGCTGCTTCGGCTACATCTTCTAGTTCTTCTCCAAGTTGTTTCATTATGTAGTCAACTCGGCGCTTGGCCATCTCCTCACGGAGAACCCAACCTAGAATAAACCCAAAGGTAAATACAGCAAAAATAGACAAGAATTCTTCCATATCAACCTCACTTGAATTTACATTGCATCATAATCTCAGTCAAAGCAGCCATGATATTTAGCTCATGGTCAGCAACGAAAGCTGCCTTATACTGATAGTCGGCAAGAATCAAAACCAGATTAGGAATCGATCCAGCTTCCATAGTTGCAGCAGAAGTGTCGTACAACTCACGGAACAGTGCAACTGTATCTGCATCAGAGTTTTTAGCAACCCACTTACGGACTTCGGTGTAGTTCTTCTCTTTCAGATTCTTCACCAAGTCTTTGTAGGATTCTTCGTTAAGGTTCAGGAGAATACCAGAGTCGATTTTACCAGAAACTGAGTAACGCTGAAGTTCATTCAGCATACGGCGATAATCTGGAAAGTATTTAGTGACCAGTTCAGCCACTACCTTCGGATCAAACTCAACACCTTCTTGTTTCAGAATCTGTGTAGCACGTTTGAAGAATGTACCAGCCAAGACCTGCTTGTCTTTATTCTCGATCTTAAAGTCGATAACAGCGCAACGAGAGTGGAGTGGTTCGATGATCTTGTTCTTGTAGTTACAAGTAAAGATGAATCGACAGTTGTTACTATATTCTTCGATAAAAGAACGCAGCGCTGGCTGGACTGACTGCGCATTCATATAGTCAGCTTCGTCGATAATGATAATCTTCTTAGCGTCTGTCAATGAAACAGTCGTGGCAAAACCTTTGATAGTAGTACGAAGAACGTCGATCGAACGACCTTCCTCGGAACCGTTCACCATAATATACTCAGCACCGATCTCGTTACAGAGAGCCTTTGCTACAGTAGTCTTACCTACACCAGCAGTGCCAGAGAATAAAAAAGTGGGTAGTTCGCCCTGAGCAATGTACTCTTTGAACGTCTGTTTAAGTGCATCTGGCAGAACACACTCATCAATCGTTTGAGGACGGTATTTCTCTACCCACAGAAACTGTTCTTCACGGGATTCAATCATAATCAATCTTTCAAAAATTCAAATAGAGATGCAGTAGATTTCTCTAACGGCTTAATATGTTTGCCATTAGTTTCAATATAGCAGCGAGCATGGTATGGGCGCATATGAGAATCGTGTTTACGCTTAGTCTTACTTTCTTTGTAAGCCTCTGCCAAATATCCATCTCCACCACAAACCTTACAGGTAAATTTTGTTAGCTCCTGATGGCCAAACACAGTCATATGTTTATAGGTCTCAGGAGATGCTCGCCACAATTTCGCATCCAAGTCTTTCAACTTAGCCATAATATAGAACCTCTAATTAGAAGTCAAAAGTAGAGTCAGCTTCAACAGCTACATAATAAACTAAATCGCCATTACCTTTGAAGCGAGAGATTTTCTTGCTTGAGATGCTAACAGCATAATCACCTGGGATCATCTTCAAGTTTTCCACTTTCAAGTTTACTTTGAAAGACTTGTCAGTTGTGCCGACTGGCTCGCTGAAAGAGTTGCCTGTAGCATTCTTCTTGTCACCGACAACTGCAGTGATTGTGGAACCATCACCAACGATAGACACGTCAGCTGCACGAAGCACAGATGCTGTACGATGGATCATATTCAACATCGCAGCAGTCATAGAGAATTGAATCTCAGCGTCTGGGAATGTGATAGACTTTTGTGGAGCAGTCAACACGCTTGCGTCAGCAGCGAAGTATTTGATGCTCATACTACCTTGCTTAATGGTAACATACTTTTCGCTGAAGTCCAACTCTGGATCTTCGAACAAGGACATAGCACCCAAGAACTCATTCAAGTCATAGATACCGAAGTCTGGGAAAGTCTCAGACACAGTGGCATCCGCCATTACGTTTTTCTGTGCAGAGATGGTGGCCAACTTGTTACCTGACTTCAAAAGCAAGTTGCTATTGATACTAGCAAAGTTCTTAATCAGGGCAGTTGTTTCTTTAGATAATTTCATATTTTCTCCAAGTGATAATATACTATGTATAAAGATTATACGTCAAAAGGCTCATTTAGCCAAATTTATTTTGTTTTTTTGTACTCGTTGAACTCAGCTACAAGACGTTGGTGTTCGTCGTGTGAGCAGTACAGAGTCCACTCACGAACAACATCTTTGTATGTGACATTGTCTTCGATAGTGGTAACAGGCTCTGCCATCATATAACCGATAATTGTTTTATGATTCTGAGTACCATCCATACATTTGCTGCGCTCGATAGAAAATGCATTCATTGTAGCCCAGTCAAGAGAATAACTAGCAGATGCATAGTCACCCTCAAGACGACTCTCGTATGCAGCTAACTTATTTTCGAGCAGATTAATCTTCTGCTGAAGCGCAACATTTTCAGTAGCCAGTTTATAGGACTGGTCATCCTCTTTCTTTTCCCAAGACCACAGACTCATATTATTCCTTTGAGTATTTTACATCGTGTTCGTACAAGAACATCAAGCAACACATTGCGTGTGCCAAGTGGTGGATACCTGATTCGGGATCCATCTGTTCTCCACCTTTGTATGCCCAGAGATGACGCTGCATCGCATCAAAATAGCGACGCTTAGAATCTGGAACTTGCTTCCAGTTGTCTGGTTCATACTTCTCGGCTCCGAACGTGAGAACCTTTACAGTCTCAGCCAAAGCGAGTGGAGGTAGTAAACCATATTGTAGTTTACCACCATCAAATTTGCGACCGCCAGTTGTAGCTAACTGGGATGCTTTAACTTCGTCGATAGTTGCCATTATATCTCCAAGAGATGGGGGACGAATCCCCCATTTCGATTAGCGTTGTGCTGTGAAAGCAGTAGCACCCAAGAGCGCATTAGCAGCAGCGATGATACGCTTGCTTGGCTTGCCAATACGGTACTTAGTAGTTTCTGTGCCGTCATGCAACTTAGCACGGTTGCTATAGATGCAATGACCTTGACTACGCAATTGGTGGATTGCATCGTGTGGATTCTTCAAACCAAATGAGCCAGAGATCTGCTTAGCAGTAACTTCAGCACCAGTAGACAAGTAATTCAACAACTTAGCTTGTTTAGACATATAATAAACTCCATAATAAACCATCAACGAAAAAAGCCGACAAGAGGATGGCATCTCTTGTCAGCAAAAAGTAGCTCTAATTTAATTAGACTTCGATGCCATTCTCACGAAGGATCTGGTTGAAGTCTTCAGTCTCGTCGTCGTAAGCCATAGACTCATCGATGACTTTCTGCAGACGATTCAGGTCAGACTTAGTCTCTTTCTCTACAGCCTTTGCAGCTGGAGTGGACTTAACCTTAACAGTCTTAGCCTTAGCAAGTTTAGCAACTTTGGCTTTAGCCTTAGCAACAGGAGCAGCTTTGTCGGCAACTTCCTTATTGAAGGCAGATACTTCTGCAACAGTTGGAACAGGCAATTGGTACAAACCACGTTCAACTTTGTTTGCAGCGAACAACCAGTTAGGATAACCGATTTTCTCACCCTTAGCACCAGTGCGTTGTTCACGCAGGACGTAATAGATGGAGGCGCATTCCTTCAGAGTAATATCTGGCTTCTTTTTGTACTGTGGGTGGGCTTCCAACACAGCCATAACGAAACGCTTTTGAGCGAGGGACAAAGCAGCGAATTTCAACATAATAAATTTTCCTTTTACAAAGAGTTTTCAAGATAAGACATTAGTATACTACAAAGGGGATTACAAGTCAACAAGTATTTGTAATCCCCTACGGATTAGAAGGGAATCTCGTCCGTTGGGTTTGTAGCTGTAGGTGCAATCATCACTTCAGGCTCTGGAGCAGGGCTTGCAACCTTATCGTACAAGTCGATGAAAGCAGTCTTAGTCGCCGAATCGAAACGATTACAACACAGTTCTACAGCCTTCTCACGCTTCTTAAAGATAGCGAAGGCTCGGACGATGTGAATCATACGACGAGTTGTGATTGTTTCATCAACACCACCATCGGCAAAGGTGCGACGGATAGCGTCAGCCCACTTCACCAATGTCTCTGCGAATTCCTTGTCTTCACAGCCATAGGAAACCATCAGATTCTCGATAATCTTCTGCTCGATTTTTGCAGAAGGATAATCCTGTTCAAATGTTACAGCGAAACGCTCCAAGAATGCTTCGTTCAGCACGTTGGTACCGATGTATCGACCATCGTCAGAGCCTTTACCCTTAGTGTTAGCAGTGGCAAACACGTTGAAACCTTCTTTGGGTACGATCATCTCATTCTTCAATTTGAAGTAGTATGGTTTACCCTCGAGAATTGGTTGCAAGCACAACAGGGTGTTAGCAGAACCAGCGTCGATCTCGTCCAACAGGAGAGTCGTACCATTACGCATAGCAATGAGCACTGGACCTTCGACAATGTTCACGTTGCCGTCTTCCAGAGTTTTAGTGCCAATGAGTTGTTCTTCATCAGTCATCATGTTCAAGTTAACACGGATGAGAGGACGTTTGTGTTTGGCACAAATTTGCTCGATCATCGTAGACTTACCGTTACCAGTTGGACCACTGATGTAGGCAGGATAGAAGATTTTCGACTTGATGATGTTTTCCAAGTCAGTGTAGTTGCCGAATGGCACGAAGTTTGCATCTTTTTTCGGGATGAGCGATTCTGTATTTGTCAAGTCCACTTGGAATGATTCCTTCACTTCAGGTTGCTCGGCTAATGCTGCATTACCTGAAATGGCATACAAACCACGACCAACTTTATTTTTCATAAGCCAGAGAGGGAACTTCTCTGTTTTCATTTTAGCCATAACTTCCATTAGCTCAGGACGACTGACTGTACCCTTAGTTTGAACATCGGGATACATCTCATTCATCTTAGCTTCAAAAGCAGCACGGAACGCCACATCGGTTTTAGCCATCACATTCTCCATAATAAAACAACCAATCAATAAAGAGTATTATTCCATAAACGGGAATAAATGTCAACAACTTTCTTGGAAAACCCTACACTTTGTAGGGGTTTATTTTTCCCTTATAAATCAACAACTTACGCAACGTAACCGATGAATCGGTTCAGGAGAACCCGACTAGTCTTCTTCACGTTCAGGAATTTGCTGAAGTTTCTTGCAATAGCTTTAGCGTTTGCATCGCTATTGACTGTTAATTCACCCTCTTCAATCTTAGTAGATTCTTGTGGGATGACAAAGAGTTCATCACGACCAGTGTTCTTGACAGATGCAAAACCATTGGTGCGGAATTCCTTGCGCCAGTTCTCAATCAGCAAGTCTTTGCTGCCAGAGAATTCAGGTAAGTTAGCGTCCATAACCCAAGCCAAATCACGACGAGTGTTGCGAGTGACATAGAAACCAATTACCTTAATGTCGTAACGATCTTTGATCATACGCAAGAGCACTTCGGTCTGTTTACCAGACAGTCGGTTGATCTCGTAAGTCTTCTGTGTACGATCGTCACGGATGTAATGTTTGTGTTTGACCTTTTTATAGGTAGAACCAACATATTCATTACGATACTCTTGCAGAACACCATGCTGGCTAGAGGTCAAAGCACCACCCTCACCATCGGTCAAAGTGATCAGTGTCATTTTCTCGATGTTGTTGTTCTTGATGTAAGAACCCAGATTGTGGTAAACCCAACCAAGTGCTTCATTCAATGGAGTGCCACCCATGCCGTAACCTTTATTCCAGAAGAACTTATAGTCGAGCACACGCTTGGCCATCGTATTGAATTCAGATGTAGACATTCTGTTTGTGAACAACTCCAACATATGCATAGTATTGCTAGAGTTAGACAAGTAAGAATCTGGCAAAGAAGCACGAGCACGAGCATGTTCACGCTGTTTCTCATAGTACGCTTGATTGTAGTCACGCTCATTGTATTGAGAAGTGAATGCCAATACACGATATGGAACTTGAGTGCGGTTGCAGAACATTGCCAAGTTGATAACCTGTTTCAATGTATCTTCGATAACACCACTCATAGAACCTGACCAGTCCAACAAGAAAATCATACCATGGTTTTTACCTTGTGGCAGAACAGTCACACGCTTGAACAAGTCATCTTGCAGTTTGTAGGCGTAAACTTTCTTCATGTCCAGAGAACCAGACTTGGAAATTTGAGCACGTTTGTAAATCTGTGCAGACTTACGCATCTCAAATTCTTTAACCAAGTAGTTGACTGCACGTTGAGAGTCAGTCTTGAACTTCTCGAAACCAGCATCAATCTTCTTTTGTTGCTCGATATAATCAGAACGCTTTTCCAAAGTGTCTTTATCGAACCAACCAAGACCAACTTTCTCGCCAGTATCTTTGAGAATTTGTTTGTAGCTAACGATGGGATCGTTGAGATACACATTATCAATCTTGTGATAGAAGTATTGAGTGTCTGTATCTGCCAAGTCTTGCAGCTTGTCTTGGAAAGAACGCTCTGTCTTAGACTCGAGGTCTTCGTCAGTCACTTCTTTCTGTTTAGGTGCAGTACCCTTCTTCTGCTCTTTACCAGCGCCACGATCTTCCTGCTCCATATCATCGTCTGAATCTGGATCCCAGTCGTCATCATCAGTATCAGCTTCTTCGTCAGCATCACCCTCTTCAGCACGTTGCTTTGCTGCATTCTCGGCTTCTTCTTCAGCCTTAGCTTTTGAATAGGCGTAGATGTCTTTAGCCAAGTCGATAATTTCATCGATGGTTTCAGTCTTCTCAGCACGATTCACGAATGGCTTCTCGTCTGGATCAAATGTAACACCACACTGGAAACCAGCCTTAAAGTATAAGTTGATTTTGTCGATGAGCAACATCTCATCAAAATTCTGCACTTGTTTAACACCAAAGAAGTCACGATCGTTAAGCTGTTTGTAGCCTTCGTTCATGCGTTTACGCAGACCTGGATACTTACGCTTGATCATCTTCTCAATACGCACGTCTTCCAGCACGTTGAGATAAGACATCATTGAACGATTTTCTTGGATGGGTTTCAGGTACTCTTCGCCTGTGTACAAGGCATGACCCACTTCGTGACCGATGAGCATATCCTCAATCTCTGGAGTCATATCTTTCCAGACAGGGATCGTCAACACACGATTCTTAATGTCGAATGATGCAGTGCGTGCACGAGCACGAACCACGTTCAGGTTTTCTGTAGCCAGCAAACGTGCTGACAAGTCACTTGCTTGAATTTCCATTATTAAACCTCAAAGGCTTGCGCCATCTCATAATCAGTTAGGATCTTTTCCAACGACCCACGATCGACCAACCTGAATCCATCGTTCAGTAGATCGAATTCTACCTCATCTTTGAACCCGTAGTCAAATGCTAATGATGCAAGTTCAAAATCATTAAACTCTTTCCACATAGTTTCGACTGTCTGCATCATATATCAATTCCTTTATTTGTGTACCATTCGCATAGATCTCGGCACAAGCCTTAACCCAAAACATCATTATTTTACCGTCTTTGACGATTAGGTATCTCGAGTTCATAGACATTATTATGCTCCAGTTCGGTATAAAAGACAAGGGATAAATGACAAAACCCTACACAGGGTAGGGTTATTATTTATCGAAAACCAAAGGATTACTTTTACGGGGCTGCAATAACGCTGAAGTCATTGCGTTTCTCGAACTTAATGACGGATCTAAACTTATCGAACAGTTGATCACCTTTATGAGAGATAACGAAGATGTTCGTACCATCCCCGAAGCCATTCATAAGGTTTAAGAAATAATCAGTACCAGCTGTGTCGAGGGAAGAGTCGAAAATCTCATCAAGCAACAACAGGTTGGTGTTCACCGAGTTTTTCATCTTAGCAATCTGACGCCATGTGAACAGAATTGCTAAGTCAATACGCATCTTCTCACCTTCAGAGAACGAAGCATAAGTGAAATCATCACGGTGTCGTGACTTAACGATCTCATTAAATGCTTCATCTAACTCAAAGTGGATGTACGCATCCATCGCAGTCAGGTACTTATTAATCAACTTATTCATCACGGGAAGATATTCACGGATGATTGCAGTCTTGATACCAGTGTCTTTCAAAAGAACAGCAGCAACTTCTTCGATGTTACGTTGCTCTTGGAGTTGAGTCTTAGCATTGATCTTATTCATTGCTTCTTGAGCCAACTCTTTCAACTTACGTTTCTCTTCATCCACGTTTGTGGTGTCAGCCTTTGCAGTTTCAATCTCTACTTGCATAGAAGCATTGAGTTTATTCAGCATACTGATCTGAGCATTGTATGTAGAGACAGTAATGTTCTTGTCAGTGATTTCTTTTAGGATCTCATTGATGTCGGACAACTGAGTATTCAACTTAGTAAGAACTTTATCCAAGTCTTCCATTCGAGCATTCTCAGCTTCGATCTTATCGTTCAACTCTTTTAGTAACGCTTCCTTATGGGAATCTGGAATGTCTTGTGAGCAGGACGGGCAAACCTCGTTCTCATTGAAGAATTCGGCATGATGAGAACAGTGTTCAACCTTGGCAACAACTTTGGACTTAAGCCCCTTCGCTCTTTCAATGTCGTTATCAATCTCACTCTTTTTCTCAGTGCGTGATTGGAGTGCGGTAATCTCAGCAAGTGCTTGAGCCACCGTACTTTCGCTTCGCTGTATTTCTGAGTTATTAGCTTCGATTTTAGATAGTAGAGATTCAATAGCTTCTGACTTGGCATCTGTAAGAGTTTTAATGAGAAGCGATTGTCCATCAACCTTAGTCTTCGCAGTTGTAATCTCCCCCTCAATCCTCTTGATAGTGTCCTTAGTCTCATTAGCTTTTTCTTTCAAAATCGTATTCATTGTAGAGAAGATACGAATATCAAGGATGTCCTCGATAACTTCACGGCGTTGAGCAGAAGATAACTGCATGAATGGAACGAAAGACGCAGAACCCAAGATAACAACTTGAGTGAATGTCTTGTAGTTCAATCGTAGAATCTGTTGCTCTAGAACCTTCTGGTAATCACGGCTTGCAGCGTCTTGGTTAACCATCTCGTTATCACACCAGATCTCAAACGTGTTTGGTTTGATACCACGGATAACTTTATAGTCTTTGTTGTTTATAGAGAACTCAATTTCAACAACACAACTCTTACCATTGATAGAGTTGACAAGCTGCCCCTTATTGATATTACGGAAAGGTTTACCAAACAGACCAAAGCACAATGCGTCTAAGATTGTGCTTTTACCTTCACCGTTTTTACCAATGATAAGAGTAGTGCTTGATTTGTTCAGTAATACTTTGTTGAACGAGCTTCCAGTGGATAGAAAGTTTTTCCACTGGACAGACTTAAATAGAATCATTAAACAACCTCAATGTTAACTGCTTCGGTGTATAAACCTTGCATGAATGTCTTAATCTGTTCTTTATCTACATCAGTTGTAATAGAGTCGATGTAATGCGTTAGAACAGAGACAGTATCTTCTAGAGAAATTTCTTCGCCGATCTCACCTTCGTTGAACTCAGACATATCTTCAACGATCTTAATATCAGCGCATCCTTTATTATACAACTTAGCGATAAACTTGTCAAATTTGTAGAAGTCTGTCTTGTTTAGAACAATTAACTTCACGTACATATTCTTCAGGTCGATTGAGTCGAGGTCAATCGGTTCGGCATCTTTATCGTTGTACTCGAGTCTTTCGAACATTCGATAAGGATTTGGTATGAACTGGAGTCCTCGAGTGTCTGTATCGAACAGGTGGAATCCTCGGGGATCGTTATAGTCTTGCCAAGTAAGTTCATACGGATTTCCGAGATAATGAATATGCTTGTCAGAAGAGCGATGGTGATAGTGACCGCTAAAAACAAGATCAAATTTTTCAAAAATGCTTTTATCCAGTCCATCATGGGATTCCATTCCTCTATACATTGCAAAGCCAGCGATTTCAAAGTGACCCATACAAATTTCTGCCTTAGTATTCTTCATCATATCAAGTGACTCTTGATAATTCTCAGGGCAGATCCAAGGCATCATACAAATAGATGTACCATCAATAACGATGGTTTCTGGCTCGTCGATGACGATAACATTACTGTATTCT